CAATGTATTTATGCGTTACGATAAATACTATTGTTATGCCGAGACTCAGTTTATACAAACCCGAAAGAGGGAAAGATTATTCATTCTTAGATAAGACTATAACAGAGATGTTTACTGTCGGAGGTACCGACGTCTTTGTACACAAGTATCTAGGTCCTAAAAACCCAGATGAAGCAAGTGCTACAGCTGATCAACCAGCTTACAATGCTGTTGCTGAAACAAATATTCAAGATATGTTGTTTATGGAAAATAGAGATCGCAAGTACGATCCGGACATTTATACAATGCGTGGCATTTACAATGTCTCAGATGTAGACTTTGATATGAGTCAATTTGGATTATTTTTACAAAACGATATTATCTTTATGACAATACCTATTAATGCAAGTGTAAAAACACTTGGACGTAAGATTATGTCAGGAGATGTAATTGAGCTTCCACACTTAAAAGACGAACATGCACTTAATGATTATAGCGTTGCACTAAAACGATTCTATGTAGTTGAAGATGTAAATAGAGCAAGCGAAGGTTTTGCACAAAGTTGGTATCCACATCTGTATCGTGTAAAAATGAAACAGATAGTAGACAGTCAAGAATTCAAAGAGATACTTGATTTACCTGCACAAGAAGGAAGCTCACAAACGTTACGTGATGTTCTTAGTACATATGAAACAGAAATGCAAGTTAATGATGCTGTAATTGCACAAGCAGAAGCTGATGCTCCTAAGTCGGGGTATGACACTAGTCATTTATATACTCTACAAGTTGACGATCGTGGAGTTCCAGAATTAGTAACAACAGATGCAACAGATCTTGATACAAGTACACAAAATGAATTAGCTGATAGAGTTAATCAAACTCCAGAACGTGAAGGTTATACAGGTTATCTTATTGGAGATGGTTTAGCACCAAACGGTGAAGCATTTGGGAGTGGAATTAGTTTTCCAACTTCACAAATTGAGGGAGATTATTTTTTAAGGGTTGATATGTTTCCAAATAGATTATTTAGATATGACGGACGTAGATGGGTTAAGATGGAAGATAACGTAAGAATGACATTATCAAATACTAATACTAAGAATACACAGCGTACAGGATTTGTTAATAATACTAACGAAGCAACTATTGCTGGCGATACTGTAAAAGAAAGACAGGGGTTAAGCCAAGCACTAAAAGCTAAGGCAGATAATTAATGCAACATTTTTATGACGGACAGATAAGAAGATATGTTACGCAGTTAGTAAGACTGTTTAGTAATTTTTCATACAAAGACGGAGACGGCAAAGTAGTCCGTGTGCCTGTTATGTATGGTGACATTACACGCCAAGTTGGACATATTTTAAGAGATAATTCAGAAAACAAAATTCCAAGTGCACCACGTATGGCAGTATACATTACAGGATTAGAACAAGATAGATCACGTACAAGTGATAGTTCTTTTACAAGTAAAGTACATATAAGAGAACGTTCATACGATAGTAATAACAAAGAATATTTAAATACCCAAGGCAAAAATTATACAGTCGAACGTATTATGCCAAGTCCATATACTCTACAAGTTAATGTAGATATTTGGTCAACTAATACGGATCAAAAACTACAAATTATGGAACAACTGTTAATGTTGTTTAATCCAGCACTTGAAATACAGACTACTGATAACTATGTTGACTGGAGTAGTTTAACAGTTGTTGAACTTACAACTATGAATTTTAGTTCAAGATCAATTCCAATTGGAACAGAAAGCGAAATTGATGTTGCACAGTTAAGTTTTACAACTCCTATATACATTAATCTTCCTGCTAAAGTTAAAAAACTTGGAGTTATTACAAGTGTTGTAATGAGTATATTCGATGAAAGTGCCGGAACTATCAAGTTAGGTAACAGTATTCCTGAATTAAGAGCATACAGTGACAGTCCAAAAGAACATCCTTCAATGAATAAAGAAACTGATAGAGTAGAACGTGATAGTGTGAACATTGGTGTAACAACATATAAAGATTACGATTTAGTTGTAATGAATAACGTAGCACAATTAATAGATAGAGGAATAGCTGGCAGTGTTCGTTGGACTACTTTAGTTGAAGCACTTCCAGGCGAATATCGTGCAGGACTATCACAACTCCAATTACAAAGAGTTACATTACCTGGTGAAACAGGTGGTATGAGCGTTAACGGAACAGCTACAATTAATACATTAGACGAAAGCCAATTAATAATTAATTGGGATGAAGATACTATTCCTACAAATACAAATTTAAATTCACCGTCAGGTAGAAATAACACAGGATCAATTGACTTTATTATTGACCCTGGAACATACAATCCTACTACTGCAAAAGCCGCTGGACTAAGACTACTACTTTTAGGTGCTATCAACACAAGTTCTAATGTAGGCGGCGCAGGATATGACGGGCCGGATGCATGGAAAAATGCAGATAATTCAGACTTTGTAGCAGGCGAAAATGACATTGTAGAATGGGACGGCACGGCTTGGCATGTAGTATTTGATGCTAGTGCAGATAGCGGAACAACAACAAAATATATAACTAATTTAAACACTGGTGTACAGTACAGATGGACTGGTACAGAGTGGATACTTTCCTTCGAAGGCGAATACCGAAAAGGCACCTGGCGACTAGCACTCTAAAATAAGTACTTGTATGAAACAAGAAATTATTTGTAGTGGTGCACTATTCTATTCTTTAAAAACACAACGTTTTTTACTATTACATCGTGCCCAAAGTAAACAGAAAAATGTATGGGGGTTAGTAGGTGGAACTAATGGTAAAAATGAATCACCTTGGCCTGCATTACAAAGAGAAATACACGAAGAAATTGGTGAAATTCCGGATATTTTAAAAACTATACCTTTAGAAACATTTATTAGTACAGACGAAAAGTTTAGTTTTCACACATATTTGTGCATTGTAAAAGATGAATTCCTCCCTCAGTTGAATGCTGAACACGACGGCTATGCATGGGTAAGTTATGGAAAATGGCCAAAACCTATACATATGGGATTACGGAATACATTACAGAGCAAAACAAACCAAACTAAATTCGAAACAGTTTTTAGTCTTATAGATTATTTAGAACAGGATAAAAAATGAAGCAACTCAGAAACATTACAATAGTTGGTGGTGGATCTGCGGCATGGTTAGCGGCCGCATATATTCAAAACAATTTTTGGGATTTACCATTAACAGTTATTGACAAAGAAGTTGGCAATCCTATTGGAGTAGGCGAAGCTACTGTGTTAACATTCCCTCAATTTCTAAGGCAGTGTGGTCTACATTTGCCAGAGTGGTTTAAAGGTGTTGACGCAACTTACAAAGCAGGTATTGATTTTCCTGGTTGGAGAAATCCTGAAAGCAGTGTATGGCATCCGTTTTATTTGAATAGAAGTTATTTTGATAAGGCATGTACACAGTACGATTTATGGTCAACTAAACAGGATTTAGATTTTAAACAAGCCGCGTTGCCTACTTATAATACAACAATGAATAATAAATTAGATATGTGGGGAGCATTTGAAACACTTGCGTATCATATTGATGCTGGTAAGTTAGTACAAGAACTGCAAAAACACTGTCACGGAAAAGTAAATGTAATTAAAAGTGATGTAGTTGGTGTTAACAAAGACAATGACGGTAATATTACTAGTTTAGATCTTAAAAATGGCACTAAACATGAATCAGATTTTTATATTGACTGCACAGGTTTTGCTTCTATTTTGAAAAAAGCAAAGCGTGTAGAACTTCTAGGTGAGGGCAGATTATTTACTAATACTGCTGTTGCAGGTCATGTAGAATATCAAGATAAAGAAAAAGAATGTGTGCCATATGTAAGTTGTCCTGCTGTTGATCACGGTTGGATTTGGAAAATTCCTACACAATCACGCTTTGGTAGCGGTATGGTATTCAACAAAGATATTACAGATATTGATACAGCAAAGCAATATTTTTGCGATCATTGGGAAGGAAGAATCAAGCCAGAAGATCTGAAAGTTATTGATTGGGTTCCTTATTATAGTGAAAACTTTTGGGAAAATAATGTTGTATCATTAGGACTAAGTGGCGGATTTATAGAACCATTAGAGTCTACAGGTTTAGCAAGTATGACTATTGGTGTGCAAAAACTTGCGGCACGTATTCCACAATATGCGTACAGTGAAAGAGATATTAAAGGTTATAATGAAGAAATGGGCTATTGGTATGAAGATGCTGTTGACTTTATTAATAGTCATTATGCTGACAGCAAATGGGACACACCTTTTTGGAATTTTGTAAAAGAAACACATGTAAAATCAGATAAACATATTTGGTATGAATCATGGTTAAAAGATCCTACTAAAAAGTTTTATTCAAGTGTAGACTCTATGACATTATTTCATTCTCCTAATTGGCAGTTATGGTTAATTCAAATGGGTTATCCTGTTAATAAAGATCTAAGTTATTTGAACCCTATGGAAATAGACTTTATGATGACACAATTTTTAGCCGCAGAAGATATTAGAATGTGTTCTAGTATAAGCCATCAAGATGCTATTAAAAGCACTAATATGGGTACTGACTGGTGGCAACGCTATGCGGCACGTGGTGACGGAGGGGCGTTAGTATGAAAATAGTTATTGTTGGTGGTGGTACAGCAGGTTGGCTTGCCGCACTTCTAATTAGCAAAATTAGACCAGAACATACAGTAACTTGCATTGAAAGTACTAAAGTTGGAGTAGTTGGAGTAGGCGAAAGCACTACTGGTGCTCTTACAACTATTATACAAAATGAAATGTGGGACCTTGGTTGTGTTGAACAAGACTTTATTAAAGAGTGCGATGCTACAATTAAGTTAGGTATCAAACACATAGGCTGGAATGAAGATCCTAGTAAGTTTTATATTGGTCCTATTGACGGAACACCTACTAGTAACAATCGTTGCGATATTGTTTTTCAACATGCTCTAGGTTTTAGAGATCAAGAGTTACTACACATTGCAACAGAACTTGGTTATAAAATACATCACAATAAGAATAGCCTTGTGCAAATTAACGGTAATCATGCATATCATATGGATGCACATCTTGCAGGACAATATTTCAAAAAAGTTGCTACACATGCTGAACATATTGATAGTGAAGTAGAGCATGTACAACTTGATAGTGAAACAGGTTTCGTTACTTCAGTAAAATTAAGTAATGGCAAGACAGTAGAAGGTGACATGTTTATTGATGCTACTGGATTTAATAGAATATTAATTAATGCAGTTGGCGGGAAATGGAAAAGTTATAAGGATAATTTACCTGTAAACAGTGCATTACCATTCCATTTACCTTATCTTGATGATGAAATTATCCAGCCAGTAACTAATGCTTGGGCACAAAATAATGGTTGGTGTTGGCAAATACCTACAAAGCATAGACGTGGTTGTGGATATGTATTCTGTGATGATTTTGTTACTCCTGATCAAGCACATGCAGAACTTGAACAAACAATTGGACGTAAAGTTGACCCAATTAGGCATATTAAATTTGATAGTGGTAGACAAGAAAAACTTTGGATTAAGAACGTATTATCAATTGGCCTAGCTGGAGCGTTTGCAGAACCATTAGAGGCAACAAGTATTCATACAACAATAATGCAAATAAAACATTTTGTTTTTGGTTGCTTAGGAGCAACTAAAGAAGAGACCTGTAACACTGGAACTGTAGATGATTATAACAAAAAGAATGCTCATTTATACGATACAATGAAGGACTTTTTAGTAGCACATTATACATGCGGGCGTAAAGATACAGAATTTTGGAAGTATATTAACAGCGGTGCAACAGCTACTGACTTTGTAAAGTCTATGCATGAAGTTTGTAAACACAGAGTACCTAATGCAACATTATTCCCAAGACCAGAGGGCGGAGCAGGTTGGCCGTTGTGGAGTTATGTACTTGCAGGTACCGGCAAACTAACAGCCGAAGTTGCTGAAAAAGAAATTAGATTTAACAATGATGAACAAATAGGTGACAGTGCATATACGTATCATATTCAAGACTTTGATAACAAAAGTGAAGGCTTACCAGACAATACAGATTATATAAGGAATATGTAATGAAAGTTTTAGTACTTGGCGATGTAATAATCGACAAATATATCTACGGGACATCGACACGTATCAGCCCAGAAGCACCTGTACCTGTAATAACTTACATTGATGAAAAAGAAACAAGAGGTGGCGCAGGACTTGTATATGAAAATTTAAAAAGTCTAGGTGTTGATGTTGATATGTTTGAAACACCCGGAGACGTTAGTGTTAAAACTAGAATAATCTGTGACGGACATTATATTACACGAATTGATGATGACGCACAAGCCAGCGGCGCAGACGTATTGGACCTTGTAAAATCAACAGACTTTTCACAGTACGATTATGTTGTACTAAGTGATTATAACAAAGGTGTGTTAGACGAAGCAAAAGATATTATTGCACACATTAACAAGTACGATTGTAAAGTGATTGTTGATCCAAAAGAAAATTCTTGGTTCTACGAAGGTGCTTGGTTGGTAAAACCTAACTACAGTGAATTTGAATCGTTGGAGTTTGACAATTGGCAAGGTAATATTATTACTACTAATGCCGGCGAAGAAGTTGTTGCTACTATTGATG